TAGAAGAGGAGTCTCGACTTAACTACGAACTTCCCGTCATGGATATAATGGGGTAATTGAATGCCTACAAATGTTTACTTTAACCATGCTGTAAAGACAGAACAGCACCTCTATGAGGACTTAGTCGTTGAATCATTAAGATTCTACGGACATGATGTCCTATATCTACCTAGAACGATTGTAGAAGAGGATACAATATTTACTGAGGATGTGCAATCCACATTCGGTGACGCCTATTCAGTAGAAATGTATCTAGAGAATACCGAAGGATTCGAAGGAGACGGAGACCTTGTTTCTAAGTTCGGTGTACAGATACAGGAAGAAGCAACATTTATTATATCTTTAAGAACATGGGAGAGATTCATTTCCCTAGACTCTAACCTTGCAGTATCACTAAGACCTAACGAAGGGGACTTAATTTATTTCCCTCTTACAGGTTCATTGTTTGAGATCAGATTCGTAGAAGATCAAGACCCATTCTTCCAGTTAGGAAAAATGTTTGTGTTCAAGATGAGATGTTCATTGTTCGAATACTCAGGAGAAGATTTCGATACTGGTACATCTGCAGACTTGGTAGAAGCAGATCAAGCTTACACAATCGAAATGACAATGACTGGTACAGGAAACTATACTCATGGAGAGAATTTAACCACTGTAATTGATTCAGTTACACATACAGTCGGAGAGGTTGTACTATGGCAACCAAACGCAAACAAACTTACAATTAAGGATAACACTAAGACACTACAAGTTGGAGATACACTAACAGGTGCATCATCTACAACTGCAAGAACTATTGGAAGTATTGTAGATGTTCAATCATTCCACAACTTAGCTTCTGCTCAGAATATAGAGTTCGAAGAGAAAGATAGTTCATATCTAGACTTTAGTGAAGTGAATCCATTTGGTGAACCATAATGTTCGGAACATATTTTTATAACGAAACAATCAAGAGATCAATATCAGTCTTTGGTACATTGTTCAATAATATAGACATCAAGAAAACTAAATCTGATGGAACTGTACTCACGCAACAGAAAGTACCCATAAGTTATGGGCCTAAACAAAAGTTTCTCTTAAGATTACAAGACGATGCAAAAGCAAGGGATGGTAGTGTTACCTCGATCTCTTTACCTCGTATTGCATTCGAAATGACTGGATTAGAGTATGATGCCACAAGACAACAAAACAAATTAATTAGAACACAAAAGACAGTCTTAGAAACTGCAGATACAGGAAAGAGAGGTTTCCAATATCAACCAGCACCATACAACATAAACTTTTCTTTGTCAATACTTGCAAAGAATGTTATAGATGGTATACAAATTTTAGAACAAATACTTCCATACTTCCAACCTGAATATACCGTTGCAATGAAAATGGTTGATAGTATGAGTGAAGTAAGAGATGTACCAATCATATTAACAGGTTCAACACTTGAAGATATGTATGAGGGTGCATTTGAAGAAAGACGAGTTATCGAATATACACTAGAATTTACTATGAAGACATACTTCTTCGGCCCAGTTTATACAGGTGAGGTTATTAAGAATGTTATCGAAAGAGATTACATTAATGATAATGTTCAAGCTGGATTTACTACAACTGAGATTAATAACTCAGGATTGGTTAAAGAAGTTAAACACTATGAACCAGCCTTCGGTGAAACTACAAATGCAGTATCGAACAGTTCAACAGTGTCCTTTCCAAGTGCAATAAATAGTAAGATAAGTGTAAACGATGAAGTGTTTGGTACAAACTTATCAACCAATCCTACAGTTAGTAGTATTGCAAGTGATAAATTATCAATAGTATTGAGTAGTAATGTTACTATCGATGCTGGTACTACACTCAAATTTGTCGGTTCAGTTGACCCAAGTGATACATTTGTGGTTGCTGAGACGGTGACTTTTTATGATGAAGGTGGGAATTCTACTTATTCAGAAGACCTCGCTGGTGATGCATAGTTATGGCAAAAGAAATAGACGAAAAATTAGATAATCTTCTAGATATCAATTCTGATATCAAACAAGAAACCAAGTTAGTCAAACTTCCGACAAGGGAGAAGAATATTGAAACAGACTACAAGTATGCCCGTGAGAATCTATATGACCTCGTAGAACGCGGTCAGGATGCAATAGACGGCATACTAGAACTATCCAAAGAGACAGAACACCCTAGGGCATATGAGGTTGCTGGACAACTTATAAAGACTGTATCTGAGACTGCAGAAAAGTTAATAGATATACAGAAAAAATTAAAAGACCTAGAGAAAGAGGATAGTTCCGTAAGAACGCAACACAATCACCTTTATGTAGGTTCAACAAGTGAGTTGCAAAAGTTCTTAAAGAAGGAGTCTAAGAAAGATGTTCGAGACGATTGAAAAACCAAAATTTGCCCCGATACCAAAAGATTTAACAACGGAAGACCCGTTGTGGATGATCTCGTTAGCACAGATCACCCGACATAATGAAGATTATTGGACGGATGTTGATGATATCCATACCTATAATGCATATGAAAGTATAATTAAAGAAAGAGTTAAAGACAAAGTAGTTTGTGATCTAGGAAGTGGACTAGGAGTATTACTTCACCTTGCAGAATACCATGGTGCAAAAGAATGTATTGGAATAGAATCTAATACACAAGCAGCTGTATACTCTCAGGGTATGTACCCTCACTGGAATATTATTCACAACAACTTCTTTAAAATGGATGAATGGCCAGAGGCAGATATCTATCTGCATAATCTAGATCAATCAATATTGAAACCTATGATAGATAAGGCAGAAATGTTAGGTATAAAGGACAAAGTATTCCCTAGACCAAAGAACCTACGAGACACACCTAAAGGGGTCATAGAGTCCTCTCTAGTGCCGTTGAAGGGTGAACCTATGGATGGAATGGTAGACTTTGTTAAAACCCATCACAGGGCCTTTAAAGAGAGGTTACGACTTGGTTAAACCAGTAAATGAAGGATACTTAGGAAACACCCTCATCAAGAGAGCAGGTGTCGAGTCCCAGTATACCAAAGAAGAGTTAGAAGAATACATGAAGTGTTCTCAAGACCCTTGTCATTTTATTGAAACCTATACTCAGATCATATCTCTAGATGAAGGTATGGTTCCATTTAAACTCCGTGGATATCAAGATAAACTTATAGAACATTATAACTCAAATAGATTTAATGTAGTTCTTGCATCGAGACAGTCAGGTAAATCGATCACATCATGTGCATATCTATTATGGTTCCTATTGTTTCATCCCGAAGTAACAGTCGCGGTACTTGCAAACAAAGGTGCAATTGCAAGGGAGATGATCGCAAGAATCGTAACCATGTTAGAGTCTGTACCGTTCTTTTTACAGCCAGGCGTTAAGATTCTCAACAAAGGTTCGATAGAATTTGCAAACGATTCAAAGGTGGTTGCAGCTGCAACATCTTCAAGTTCGATTCGTGGTATGTCAATTAACTTACTATACCTCGATGAGTTTGCATTCGTTGATGATGCAGATACATTCTATACTGCAACATATCCCGTTATCACATCAGGTAAAGACTCGAAGGTTATCATTACATCTACTGCAAACGGTGTAGGTAATATGTTTCATAGAATATACGAGTCTGCAGTACACGAACAATCAGAATATAAACACTTTATCATAAACTGGTACGATGTGCCGGGCCGTGATGAAGAATGGAAGAAAGAGACCATTGCAAACACCTCAGAGGCACAGTTTGAACAAGAGTATGGTAACTCATTCTTAGGAACAGGAAACACTTTAATTAACTCAGATACCTTGTTAGGTATGATGGCATATGACCCTGAATGGAACAGGGATGGAGTAAACATATATAAAAGACCAGTAGAAGGACATGAGTATGTCTGTACGGTTGATGTTGCAAAAGGGAGAGGTATGGACTTCTCCACATTTACCGTCATCGATGTATCTACGAGTCCTTTTGAACAGGTTGCAACATATAGGGATAGTATGATAAGTCCCATGCTGTTTCCTGATATTATAAATAAGTATGTACGAAAATATAATGAAGCATTAGTTATAATTGAAAACAATGCTGAGGGTGGAATGGTTGCAACTCAGTTACACTATGATATTGAATATCCAAATGTATTTGTCCAAGGACAATTAAAAGCAGAAGATATCGGTGTCACAGTTAACAAAAAGATTAAACGAGTTGGTTGTTCTACACTCAAGGAATTATTAGAAGAAAATAGATTAAAAGTTGTAGATCGTGCTACTATAACAGAATTGATGACCTTTGTCACGAAAGGAAACTCTTTTGAAGCTGACAGGGGATATCATGATGATATGGTTATGAATCTAGTGTTATTCAGTTGGTTCATCACTACTGAATACTTCTATCACCTTACGGATAAACAGGTTAAAGACTTGTTATATGCCGAACAACAAAAGATGATAGAGGATGATATACTTCCAGCAGGAGTCTTTGGAGAAGTAAAACCCGAGGAAACCACCTTTGTCGATGACGAGGGAGATCGTTGGTACAGTAAAGATATGCAAAATGAGATGAAATGGTAGTTCTTTAGAAACTATAAAGTTATAAATAAAACAGTAAACAACTTTTTACATTAACAGGAGAAAAATATGGCATTTCAAGTATCACCAGGCGTACAAGTCAAAGAAGTTGACTTGACAAATGTTGTGCCTGCAGTATCTTCTACTATTGGAGGATTCGCGGGTTCATTTAGATGGGGCCCTGTTGATGAAGTAGTATCAGTTTCAGATAGCAAAGGTTTGGTAGACCATTTCTTTACACCAGCAGATACAGACGCAGGTGCAGAGGATTTCTATTCAGCAGAGGCTTTCTTAAGATATGGTTCATCATTAAAAGTTGTTCGTGTTGCAAGTGCAACTGCCTATAACGCAAACGCAGGAGGAGACTCCGACGCTTCTATCAAGAACCTTGATGCATATCAATCAGGATTCGAGAATGGTGGTGCAGCGGGAACCGTTGGGGCATGGACTGCAAAATACCCAGGCGCAATCGGAAACTCATTGAAGGTTTCAGTATGTGCATCTCCTGATGCATACTACAACGACAATGTAACTACTCTAGACGCTGCAGAAGCAGCTGGTCAGACAGTTATCAGTGTTACATCTGAAGCAGGAATTGGAGTTAGAGATATCGTCAGGTTTGGTACTGATACTCAAGAATATAGAGTAACAGCAACTGCAACAGGAACAATAACCGTAGAAGCCCTAAACCAACCAGCTGGAACTGGATTAGTCAACGCAGTTGCTAATTCTACACAAGTTCACAGATATTGGGAGTTTTATAATCAATTTGATAAAGC